CCCCATGCCTCGCCGACCACCTAATAAGGCGATTGATGGCAGAGTAACAGTCGCCAACGTCGCGGAGCCTCTTAATATAGACTCCGCGAACATTATGACCACGGTAATAATCGTGGCCGCACGACTCTCTGAAGTATCCTTCATTGAAGGACTTATCAGCGTTAACGGTAAATCCCAGAACGCCGAGCATCTTGCAAACTCTAGAGTAAACCCTAGAGTCAACAATGATATCGTCGCCAAAGACCGCAAAATTGCCGATCTTCATCGGAGTACGTACAGTTTTTGCACCATACGTACTGTCGTCTGGATAAGCCGAACTGCCTCGCGAACGTACGAGTTTTATGTCGTACGCCCGGTAGCAGGCGCTGACTAACGAGGCAAAAAGCAGTGTCTGCAGTGGGAAAGTAAAAGCATTCCCCATTGAAGACACCATATGCAACTCCTGCTCACTACCATCTGGAAGGATGGTGTAAGGGCATCTTGTTTCCTCAAGTAAAGCAGTAACACGAGGAGGTAGGAATTCCTTACAAAGTGCGCGAGAGATGGAGTCACTGGCAGAAGACAAGTCGATAGTACCAAACTTGCCAGTCAGCGATCCTACGCGAGCGAGTTCTCTATTGATGTCGGGTTGCGTCGACAAGTCTATACCAAAGACTTGACTAAGACGCTTCTCTAGGCAATAGGCTATACCCTTCTGAAAGAACATGTTGAGTATAGGCTCCGTGCATATGGTCCTCGAAATATCAGAGGTTTTAGGGACAAAAGAAAGGCGGCTACCCTTAACTATACGTGTACCCAATGTACTGTGCCTCGAATGTTCCATCTCGGCCCAGACCGGATCGCAACGTATAGCATCTACGTATTTAGCGTAGAGTCCTTCACCAGTCGCCGTTAAGGTACTTGAAGCCAACTTAGAGTATAAGTCGGACTCCGGAGCACCAATATTAGCGCCGCTTCCAAACCCACAGCCTGACAGAATACTGTTTTGGCTTAGGATAAAGTCGTGGTAAGCTAGTACCTCGCCGGACTGTTTATCTACCTCCGATGTTACTCGAGGGTCGACAGTCGCCCAACTTGGCACAGCACACCAGCCCGGATAAAAGAAGCCGTCAAGAATGGCACGAAACTCGCCAATAATGACAGCGTCCAGGTC